CGAGAATAAGTATTATCAAAAATCTAAGGAAGAACTTAAATTCCTTTTGGAAGAAAAAGCTCTAACTCAGAAAGAATATAATACCAAGCTCGCTACTTTGGAAAGCGAACACTCTTCTACTATGGAGCGTATCGGTAAGAAGTATTACGAAGTCATGCAGGCTTTAGATGGGAAGCTAAAAGCTAGAACAGGCCAAAGTTGGAACTATTGGGAAGAAGCTAAGAAGACGTTGGAAGAATACGGACTTTCTTATGAAGAGATTGGTAAGAAAGCATCTGAGGCATCTTCTAAGGTTGGCAATTCTCATAGCATGCTAGCGAAGTATACGAAAGATATGTCTCAAAGCGCAAGAGAAGCCAACGACGCTTGGTCTCTCTTAGTTGGGAACATTGATAAAAACGGTACATTTACTGTTAAATCAAATGTAAAAGAAGTGATTGGAGAAGCTACTAAATCCGCTGAGGGTTGGGAGAAATTCAAATTTATTGCAAAGAACGCAAACATCACCACCAACGCTAGAGCAACAATAGCGGAAGCGTTAGTTGAATCTGGCAAGTGGAATGAAATGACTCCCGAAGAAAAGAAGCTGATAGTAGATGGTAAGTCTGGACTACAGGTTATCTTCGATAGCGAAAGTCATTTGAAGACTTGGAACAGTATGCCTGCTGAAGTTAAGCAATTATTGATGGATAACAAGGAAGTTATGAGTAAAGCTTCTCTTGCCAAGGCCGCATTGGATAATTGGAACTTATTAACTCCGCAACAAAAAGAACTTGTTGCAAAAGATACTGAAGTTCGCAACGCTGTTAATCGATCTACACAAACGCTTACTGAATGGGATGCAACAAATCCGTTCCCTAAAGATTTAAAAGTGAATCCAGAGAATGGGATATTAAATACACAACTAACTATTGACAAACTCGCACAGTGGAATGGAACGCCAGCAGATGTAAAACAAATTAAAGCTGATCCAAGCTCCGCTGTTGAAGGTTCTGCAATAGGTGTAGGCGCTCTTGGCGCATACAATTCCTTCGGTGTACCTACTAAGCCAATTACAGCAGACGCTTCAAACGCAACTTCTCAAGGTCAATTGGCCATCAATAAACAGAGTGAGTGGAACGCTCTAGGTAGTCCAACTAAGCCTATTACTGCTGATTCATCCAATGCACTTAACGCTGGACAGTCAGCCATTAATAAGCAAAGTGAATGGAATGCCTTGGGTAGTCCAACTAAACCAATCACAGCAGATGCTTCAAGTGCTATTGATGCTGCAGGAAGAGCTGATTATGGTATCCGCTCTATCCCAACCTTCTGGCATACAACCATCACAGCTACAGAAGTTGTGAATAGGGTTGTAAATAGTGTCGGTCGTCTGTTTGGTTATGAACGAGGTACAAACTACCACAAGGGCGGTATGGCTGTAGTCAATGACGAAAGCGGGCCTTTGTATCGTGAGTTGGTAACACTACCGAGCGGTGAAGCGTTTATCCCTGAAGGGCGTAACGTTATGTTATCACTACCACGAGGTTCTAAAGTCTTACGGGCTAGTATGACTAAGAAGTTATTCCCTCACTACAAGGACGGTATTGGTTACGAGAAATTCTCTGAGAACTCTCCGTTCTTCCAGAAGATAAACTCTGTTAGGACTACGACTGTTACAACTAACAACAATCAGCCTTCTGACTCCGAAAGCTTTGAAAAGATTATGGCTAAGTTCTCTGATATGCAAGCTCAGATGATGAGCAAGGTAATTGAATTACTCGAACGCAAAGGGGAGCCAAAACTTATTATCAATGGAAGAGAGTTTGGGCAGTTAGTAGAAGACATCACGCACACGCAACAAAGCCAATCACGGCTTAACTACTATTATTGATAGGAGGTTTTAATGGTAGCAGTATACAGTAGTAAGGCTAAAATTAAGCCTTCTGACAATATCACACTAAATGGCGTTGACTTGATGGACGCAATCCCTCAGTATCGCCAAGTAAAAGTATCAGGCCGAGGTTTGGTTGGTCGTGAAGTTAACACAACAACCATTCCTGCACGGGCTGGTGTTAGGGTCAATTCTCTACAAGAAAAACCAATTGAGCTTGAAGTGGAATATATCCTAGATTGCAATAGCAATGAAGAACTCAGAGGAGCGTTTGAGAAGCTGAACAAGATTCTAAAAAAAGATGATGTTCTCACCATTCGTTTTGCGGATACTCAAGGCTATAGCTACCAAGGGCATTTCACAAATGCGGGTAGTATCTCTCAAACAAATTACTTAGCACAAGGTAGTTTTACTCTGTTTGTTCCGTATCCATACATGCAGTCTGACAAGCAATCTTCAACTACAGGTCTTGTCCAACTGACAAACGCTTCAATGGTTCTACCTACAAAAATAGAAGCAATGGTATCTGCTAATGCAAATGAAATCACAATTCAAACTGGATACAACACCATCAGGTTTAAAGGGAATTACTTAGCAGGTAACAGGCTAAAAATAGAGTGGTTAGAAAATGAAATCTCTATCATGTATGACGGTAGGTCAATCTTAACTGAGCTGGTTAGATTGTCTGATCCTGAGAGTTTTTTCCTACGAGACGGAACGAGAGTGACTGGTAAAAACATGGTAATTACATTGGTTGAATGGAGGGATGAGAAACAGTGATTTATTTATTCAATCATAAGGAAGAACTGATACGTATCGTCCCAAAGTCAGCTCTTATCTCTGTTAAACATTCCGAGACCTTAACTGATACGCATTATGTTTCTGACCGTCTTGAAATTGAGATGGAAGACATTCCAGATGATGTCCTTTCTGAGTCCGCTTATGTAGCTATTCAAAAGGAAGACGCATATTACAAGTACCATTTATTCTTTATTGCTAATGTTCAAACATACGACCATATAATTCATTTAGATTGTGTCCAATCTGGTATAGAAGAACTGCGAAAGAGTTATGTAGAAGATAGTAGAATCACTCAAGTTACGGCTGTGCAGGCTGCTGAGTATTTGCTACAAAATACAAACTGGCAGTTGCGCTACAAACCAGAGACGGAACAAAAGAACTTGACCTTTTATTTCCTATCTGTTTTTGACGGTCTGCTCCGTGTGTGTGACAAGTTCAATCTTGAAATGCAATTCTTCGTTGAAATCAGTTTGAACAGAATCGGCGCACGGTATATCGATTTAAAGAAACGCATAGGAGATAGAACAGGACAGCGAGTTGTTTATGGCCATAATGCCTTAAAGATTATCAAGGAAGAAGAACGAGCAGAGTTTTACACAGCCGTTATCGGTCTTGGTAACTCTGAGATTGTTTCTGTTCCAGAAGCAAATGATGACAGACGGAACGGATACAGTCGTAAAAAGAACTTCAAGGATTTAGTATGGACAAAACCACAGAACCCTCTGAACAAGCCTAAAGGTGTTCCTTACTTAGAGCTTGCGGAGCTTACCGAGAAATATGGTATTAAATCAGATACAGGCATGAGGCCAAGGATTGGTAAGGTTGATTTTGATACAGACGACCCGAACGAACTGATTCAAATGACCTATGATTACCTAATAGCAAATGCTCACCCTAAAGTGACTTTCTCCACTACCACAGCGTACTTGAAAGGTGAAATTGGTGATACCGTCCGTGTCGTCCGTCCAGATATGAACATCGACTATGAGACACGTATCTTTGACATCAAACGAGAGAGACTTTCAAATGAAGTTATTGAGATTAAGCTAGGTGATCAGATAAACCAATCTGACAGTCTGAAAGAATTACAACAAAGCCAATCTGAATCCGACTTACAAAACTCCACAGTTGAACTTTCTAAGAAAAGGGCGCTAGACTACCTAGATGGTGCAGGAGGATTTAATCGCAACTGGTACAGGAGCGAAGACCCCCCGACCGATAAAGTGAAGGTTGGCGACTTGTGGTACAAACCAGATCCAGACCATGAAGGCTACCACATCATGTATACATGGGATGGCGAACATTGGATTGAATTGGTAAGAACTTTTGGAAACAAATGGGCTGACCATATTAAAGATGAGTTTAAAAAAGAAGTTGATAAAATCAACCAAGCCATCGTTGCACAAGGGGAAGAGACACAGAAGGCGTTGACAGCTTCTGGTGCTAACACTAATGCTGTAGAGGCTATGAAGAAGTCGCTGGAGTCTTTAAAGACTTTGCCTGATACTGTAGAGAAGAAGATTGCAGATTACAAGCAATCAACTGACGGACGCTTTGCTAATCTTGCTAAACAGTTTGCTGGTAAGGTTGAATTTCAACAGGTGCAAGAAACATCTAAACTCTATGAACGTATTCTAGGTTCTAGCGAAGATGGTATTGCTACTAAAATTTCTAAAATGGTCATGGGTAGCGGAATTATCCAATCTGAAGTTTCAAAACTCAGGGTTGGAGGAAGAAACCTAATGGTCGGAACGAAAGATTTCTCTGGCGATTGGTTTAATAAATCAAAGTGGAATCTTGAACAAGAGAAATATTTAGGCTTGTCAGTATATAGCCGGCAGGAAGAATGGCTCGGTTTATCAGAAGTAGTTGAGGTTCGACTCGGTGAAACCTATACATTCAGCGCCTATGTCAAGAGTAGCGTCGAGAACGACCTCGTGTTTATGTATCTTGATAACAGATTGGTAGAGCCTAGAGCTTCGCTATCTCTAACAAGGAAAGACATATCGGTAGGTACTAACTGGACAAGGGTTTCTGCAACGTTTTCGGTCACGAAAGCGGGCTTAATGACTCCGCGCTTTGAGCGAAATAACAAGAACGCAAAACTGTACGTCGCAGGATATAAGCTAGAGTTAGGGAATGTGCCGTCTGATTGGTCGCAAGCAGATGAAGATTCTGGAGAAAAGATTGATGCTGTCAGCACCAAGGTTACTCAGTTGGCTGGTTCATGGGCTGTTCAAAATTTGAACTCAAACGGTGATATTGTATCTCAAATAAATACAGTCGGTAGCAAGATTCGTATTCAAGGGGAAGTTATCCACTTGAATGGTAGGACACTTATTGATGATGCTATTATCAAGAGCAGTATGATCGCCAATATATCAGCGGACAAGATAACAGCAGGTACATTAGATGCAGAAATAGTAAACCTCATCAATCTAAACGCAAACAACATTGTCAGTGGCAAGCTTCAAGGCTTAACCATGCGGGGCGGTATGATTGAATCTCTAAACGGAGAGTTGAGGATTGACTTGCAAAAAGGTATCTGGACATCAACCGGCGAGGAATCTGTTATCAGGCGGATTGAGGGCACAAGTTCTTCTCAGTTTATCAAACTGAAAAAGGGTGGGTTTATCTCAGAACATTTCAGAGACACAAACTCAGCTTTAATGATTTTCGGTACAAACCACGACAAGACAGAGAGACACGATAATGAAACTTTCGCAGGTATTCGGATATGGTCTGGTACAGGCGGAGGATATAAAGAATCTCTTACTGAGTTTGTCGGTGACCGTGTTCTTATTTATAACAACGGTAAGTATCGTAGCCCTTGGAACTTCCACGGGAATACAGAAGACGGAAAGACTTACATCTTACCAATGAACCAGAATGGGGTGAAGCACTTCATCGGTCGTGGCGACTTCTTCCTTGAAGGTGTTTATTCTAAGAACTTCTTCTTAGGTGGAGGTGTGAGTGTTGGGGATTACCT